CTCGAACGTCTCCGACATGCCCGACGCGAGAGCGTCAAGGGCGTCCTGCGCGTCCAGAGACCCGTCCGTGATCATGTCGCGAATCTCGGCGCCGGTCTTGCCCATCTGGGAGCCGATAATCGTCGCCGCATCGACACCACGGTTACCGAACTCCCGCAGATCCGTCGCCGTGATCTTCGCCGACGCGGAGATCTGCGCGAAGATGCGGGACAGTTCCGCGATGTCGTGGTTCGACCCGCCAGCCGCAGCGACGGCGTTCTGGATCGCGTCGAGGTAGGGGATGACCTTCTGTGCCTCGATACCGAACCCAAGCATCTGCTGCTGCGCCCGGATGAACACGTCCCGCGCGAACGGGGAGTTGCTCGCGAAGTCGTCAAGCTTGTCCATCTGCGCGGCGGCGTTCTCCGCCGACCCCGTCAGCGTCGTCAGAGCCGCGAGCGACGACTGCCGCAGCTGGTTGTAGCCCACGCCTGTCGCCAGGACGGCAGTCATGAGGCCCGTCGTCGCGACACCGGCAGCAGTCAGCGTCCCGCCGACCTGCTGCCACTCCGCACGATTCTCCCGAGCCGACTGCGCCATCCGCTGCATGGCAGACGTCGTCGCCTTCTCGGTCTGCTTCGACGACTGGCCCAGACCCTCAGTCGCCTTCTTCGCGCGCTGCATCCCGGACTCATACTGCGACGGGTCCAGCGTCAGGCGGGTGGCGATAGTGCGGTCGGCCACGAGATCACCCCTCCCGCTCGGTCTTCAGTTGTGGGATACTCCCGGTCATGGACACCGAGACGCGCTACGACCGCCAGAAGCGGCTACAGGCACGCAACGACCGCAACGCCCTCATCACGGGCATGTTCGGCGTCGTCGTGTTCGTCCTCGGGATCTTCATCGGTGCCGCATCGGGGAACGCTGGCCTCGGCGGGCTGTTCCTCGTCCTCGGCCTTGTGGCGTTCGTCGCCGGCCTGATCTTCCGCGGTCGCCCCGTCCGCTAAACGCGCACCTCCGCACCCCACAGCAACGCCTCCGGGTGTGGACGGTCCTTCGCGTCCTTCTGCGCCTCAACCAGCGCCGTCCTCACATGACAACGAGTCGGCGGCGGCACATGCACAGCAAACTCAGTCCCCGGCGCCTGGCTGATCTCCCGCGGATACCCACACCCACACGGGCACAGCACGTCGCGCCGGTACTCCTCGAGCGCGAGCATCCACGCCCGCTCCGTGTCGTCCCACTCGGGCTCAGCCTGAGATGAGACGAGGCGGCCGGCGTCGTCGTAGGTGTACGTGACGGCCGGCTCCCACCCGGAGAACCGCTTGAGGCTGATGCCGAGGCGTTCGGCCGCTTCTAGTTCGCGCCGGAGCTGCGGGTCACGGCTGATGCGGCCAGCGAGAAAGGGGCATCGACAGCGCCCCGGTTTACCTTGAGGACAGCGAGCGCGAACTGCTGCCACTGCCCGTCCGACAGGTCGTCGGTCACGTCGGCCCAGTCGAACTCCACCGGGCTGCCCTCGTGGTCGGTCACACCGACCACGGACCGACCGATCGCGTCGTCCAGCGCCGGGACGTTCACGCGGAACGCCTCATCCGTCGCGTTACCCTGCCGAGGCGGGTTCGCCTCTTCGAACTCCGCCCACGCCTTGCGGGCCATCGCCTCGACCTCGACGTGCACCGTCTCGGCCTGCATCTGCTTCTCGAGCTCGACGACTCGGGCCGCAGCGGCCCGGATCGCGCCGGAGTTCTCTCGGTCTTCCTTCTTCGCCTCACGCTGCGCCCGCTGGAGCGCCTCGACAGCCCGCTCATGCTCGGCGGCGAGGGCCAGGTCGGTGACGAGCGGAACGGACGTGCGTGCACGCTTGATCTTCAATGCCATGTTGGTGTCTCCCCACGAGGTCCCCACGACGAAGGTTGGAGGCACGCCGGGGCAGGGCGTGGGGACACCTGCCCCGGCGTGGGTCATCAGGAGGCGACGACAGCGTCCGGCTCGAAGCCGTCCACGAACGCCGACCACACGGAACGCAGCACCGAGTTCGCCTCGGCGGCCACCTCACGGCGGATACCGGCACGGAACGACGTGACCGACACGACGTCACCGGCCTCGAAGTCCACCTCGAACGCCTTACCACGACGACGCACCGCGACCCACGGCGAACCGTCCTGGAGAGCATCCGCGAGCGCGTTCGCCGTCTCCGCGAACTCCGAGTTCGTGTTGTCGATGCCGGTGATCTCGAGCGTCGGCGTCACCGAACCGGGCGCGGTACGCACGATCCGGTCACACTCCCGCTCGTCGGTGATCGTCGCCTGGTCCGTGGTCAGCGCGTAGCCGTTGCGGACCAGGTAGCAGGAGATGTCGATGGCCTCGGGGGCAGTCAGCTCGGCGACCGTGGGCGCGGACAGGTCCGCGACGGCCGGGACGAGGACGGTCTTGATGTTGCCGTCCGCGGGCGTGCTCGGGACGTTGGTGAAGCTGGTCTCGACAGGGGGCGTGCTCATGGTGTTCCCTCCACAGGGTCAGGGGATGTTTGGTCCCCGCCCGATGGGGCCGGGGCTTCCTGCGCGGCCGGGCGGCCGGCGAGGTTCGTGTTGTACTTCGTGGGCCGCGGGTACCGCGACGGCGGGTACATGACGGGCTTCACGTGCTTCACGTGCCCGTCCCGCAAAAGGTGCGAGTCCTCACGCACGTCGAACTCATGCCCGGTGCGGTAGGACTTCACGCGGACGTATGGGGCAGCCACTTCGGGCCTCCTAAGTCAGTCGGATGGCGGTGAAGATGAACGACACGTGCGTCACGCTCAGTCGCCGGTTCGCGGAATGCACGGTCGCCTCGGACAAGTACGGGTCAGACGAGCCGACATGCAGCATCGGACCGCACAGCCAACCCTCAGCGACCGGCCGCTTCCGCTCGAGCGCCTGGACCATTTCGTCAGCGACCCGCAGGACGCCCTGATCGGACGCAGCCGCCAGAGTTGCCGACACACGCACCGTCGCCGCCAACGTCGTAGCCGCGTCCGAGCGCTCATCCGGGGTCGGCATCCGCACCGTCAACGACCGCCACGGCAACGGCGGGTCATCCCCGATGATCTCCCCGAGGACCGTCCCAGCCGGCGCCAGGTCACGGACAGCGAGGGCGACGTGCTCGGCGGTCACAGCAGCCTCTCAATCGCCTCAGCGGCTTGCCGCGCCATGCGGGGCGCCTCAGCCTCGAGCGGCCCGTCCAGATCGCCGCGACCACCGCCACCGTTCGGCCAGCCGTAGAAGAACCCAGCCAGGCCCGCCGCTCCCCCGCGGCCCCTGTCCGGGCCGACCTCCACCGTCATGCCATCAGGGAGCACCTCATGAGAGATGGTGTCGCCGAAGCGATGGAAGCCCTTGGTGCGGGAGGCCCGTGTCTGTGCCGTGTAGGCGTCACTTACGTTCTGCCCCGCCTCGTCGAGCGCCGGGCGAACCGCAGGCTTGATGCGTGCCGCAGCAGCGGCGAGGTCGTCGGCGAACGCGTCCAGCTCCGACGTGTCGAGGCTCATGCTCATCGGGTCACCTCATCCACGAAACACCGGTACGCGGTCGCGTGCTCCTTGTACGGCGCCTGCTGCGCCACCCGCACCTGACGGCCCACCAGAAGCGGGTCCGTCGAGCCGACGATCGTTGCGAAGTCACCCACCTGTGCTGCATACGCACCCACCGGGACATGTAGAGTCATCCGCTGCGTCGTAATGACCCGCTGCCCCGACGCCGACGACGCCTCGTGCGCCTCATACGACGTCAACTTGGCCTTACCGTCACTGTGTGGGTGATCGGCCGGCCACGAAGGGTCCGGGTACACCTGCACGACCTCAGCCTCACCCGTCACCGGGTCAGTCATCTCACCGCTACGCCGCGTAATGACCACCTGCGTGGTCATCATCGACTCCGCCTGCCGACGCAGCCCCGGCAACGCGGCAAGGATCTCCGCCCCGAGGTCAATCACGGCCAGTCCTCATGGATCGGCTGCCCGCGACCAATGTTCGCGCCACACGAGCAGTAGTCCCCGCCGAAGTGCAGCGAGCACCACGGCGCGTGCACCGTCCCCCACTGGGGGGCAAGGTCCACAACGAACGCGCTGCCCCTGCTGGCCGGGTCGAGCAGCTTCCACCACTCGTCACGAATGAACACCCGGCCCCGCGACGACGAGTACCGCTTCGTGACACGCCCGTCATCGACACCGACCTCGACCGAGGTCGCGTCGTCCGGGCGGCGAACCTGTGCGGCGACGGCCTCCCGCACGACATAGTCGAGGTTCAGCGGGTTCAGCCCCGCGAGGTCACCGAGACGCGCCTCGATCAGCAGCAGCGCGTCATCGATCCACATCTGCCACTGACGTGCCTCAATCGAGTCGTCGTCGGGCACCTCACGGCCAAGGGCGACCGCGATATCGGCGATTGACACCGCCACGTCACATCACCCTCTCCGCTTGTTGCGTGCCCGGTCCGGCACCGGGGAAGTACGCCGGACCGGGCACAGGGTCACTCGTCGTCGCTGGCGTCCGTGTCGGCCTTACGGCGACGCGGAGCCTGCTTCTTCGGCTGGTCGACCGGCTCCCAACCGCCACCGAGCCGGGCCGCGGTCTCGTCATCGACGTTCACCACGACCTTCGTCGTCGTGTTGCGAAGGCGAGCCATTACGGCTCCTCCGGCGCGTTCTCGATGACGGCGAACTGGTCCGAGAACACGTACCAGCCGTACACGACCTCACCACGGAGGAGAACCTCGTTGTGGCCGGCCAGGTCACGCCCGGCGTTGTCCGGGTCGCCATACTCCAGCACCCGGAACGGGAACGAACGCTGCACGCCCCACCGGATACCGGACTGGAAGTTGCCGACGATGGCGCGGACGCCGTTGTCGGTGGCGGACCCGTCCGTGGGCTTCCCGGAGACGGTGGTCGACACGGCGGCGTTCACGCCCTCGAACGAGGTGATTCCGGCGCCGAGACCGAGCTCGGGGTACTTCTTGCGGCCGTCCGCGTAGCGAGCCGTGGACAGCGTCCACGCGTGCTGCGGGTCGAACGCGACCCCGTTGACGCCGTACCCGGCGCCGATGACGAGCCCGGCAGCGGCCTCGAAGTCCATGTCTGCGTCCGCGCCGACCTCGACACGCTTGGTGGTCGTGTTGAGGTAGTTCGTCCACGTGGTGATCTCGGTTCCGGTACGCGGGTTGATGCGGTAGTACAGGCCGAGGTCCAGCGCGCGGGACAGGGCGCGGGCGTACTTCTCGCCGAACCGCTGGAGGATGCCGGTCTGGTAGTCCTCGTCGGCCCACAGGAACTCGTCCGAGGTGCGCATCTGCACGACGGCCTTGCGGGGCAGGGCGGTGACGAAGTCAGGCTTCGCCTGAGTCGAGCCCTTCGGGGCGGACTGCTCGACGAACTCGGCGGTCAGGTCGTCGTCGAACGTGATGATGTCGACCTCGCCGAAGCGCATCGGCTCCTGACCGGACAGGGCGGCGACGGTCGAGCCGGTCTTGGCCTTCTCGACGATGCCGTCCGCGATGTCGGTCGGGAACCGCAGGTCAGTTGACTGCAGTGCCATAGTGGTCTCCCTTACGGGTTATGCCTGTTCGCGCCGGAGCTGCTGGAGTACGGGACCCCAGGAGCTGCCGGTCGTGCCAGGACGCGTGTTGTTGCCCTCACGGGGCACGATGTTGTGCTTGGTGTCCGACCCTGCGGCCGACGCGAGACGCTGGGCGAGTGCCTTCATGGCGTTCTCGTCGGTGATGGTGTCCAGCAGCGCGGCGTCGTCCTTCGTGAGCTTGTGCTCAAGGGCGATCTCGCGGCGCAGGACACGCGCCTCGGCTTC